GATTTTTTATGACGCAGAACAGGGGCAATAACTTATGACTAAATAAATTAAAAAGATCTATAACTGTAAAATTTGATAATAAAATGTAGTAAATTTTTTTATCTTTATAATTATGATTTCAGAAGGACCAGATGGATCGGTGAATGGTTATTTTAAAAAGAAACTGATCGTTTCAAGACCTCTTGGCAATGGAAAAACTCTTGAAAAATATAAAAATGAAAGTGAATTTGTTTTAGTTCGGGCTTTGCACGAAGGAACACATCTATCTAAAATAAAGGACTTATCATATCTAACATTGAAGAATTTTAGATATATGGACCAAATTAAAGAACCAACCAAAGAAGATAAAGATTTTGTTCTATTCGCTTTGTTAATCTTAATTAAACTTAAAGTCGTAGAAGAGGACGGAGACCAAGAAGGTCTTCTAGTGATGGGGCGTAAAAAAACTAGACGAGACTCTGAAAGCCATTGAGGTCTATATTAACTGCAGGAACACCCTCATCAAGAGCATCTCCCTCATCTTCTGAATAATCAATATCAGAATCGTATTGATTGAATTCTAAAATTAAACCCTGAATGATTAATGCCCATTCTGTTTTATCTTTCTCTAACAAATATTCAGAAATCTCCTGAAGTTGATCGTCCATTTTATATATTTATAATATTTTTTTTATTTTAAATTAAATTCAAAATACCTTATATATAGGAGTGATTTCTATTCTGCCAATAAACCCTATCAGCTTCTGATACCTATACTACTTATTCACTAAAACTAAATTCTGTACTATATATAAGGTATTTTGAAATAAAATAAGGTATTATTGAAATAAATCCTTTGTATATTTCACACCACTAAATTCTAATTCTGGATCTTCTAACTCTTGGGCCATTAATTGATCTGATTTTTTTTTACTGTTTAGAAGATCTCCTACAATATCCATATTTGCTTTGACTTGCTGATCTACCCTGAAGATTATTGCCGAATTTAAATCGCATCGTGCAGAAGTCCCATCAGGTTCATGGATACTACAACGAATCCTTGTAAGAACTCTATCTATCGTATTGGTGAAAGTAATCTGCCCCTGAAATCCATTAAGGAAATCTCCATAGGGGTTCGCCTTATTTGTGATTGCTACAATTGGAAGAGTTACCCCAGAGGTTGTCCCTCCTAAAACTTGATTCTCTCCTATAATATCAGATCTAATTGTATAATAAGGTCTTAGGGTCTTACTGGGTAATCTTTTAGCAGTTATATTTACTGATTCCGCTGGACTGATTGTAATCGGTGGTAATATATATCTCGCACCTCTATCAGCGAAGGCAGGAGTCACGCCGACAGGGTTCAGAGGTTGATACAGTGATTGAGCCATAGAATTCATTTGATATTCTATAAGATCTCCTTCATCTACATTCGCATTCGTAGTAATTACATTGACATTATTTAAATCAGCATTCGCCCCTGATGCTTTCAATCTAACTTGCCTTGAAGAAGTAGTATCTGGATTGTGAAATTGTTCGTATCTATATCCCATAATCCCTATAAGACTTTCATCCCAAGAATCTTCAGGGACAACCCAGTCTTCAATAAATAAACCAGACATCGCATCCATAATCTTCCAAGGTTCAACATTAGCATTCATAGAAGTATAACTATTGATTGATGCTCCCGCCACCGCTCCGCTAAATCCTTCCACATAAGCCGCAATCTCTGGACTATAATTTGTGTAAAGGGGTCTTTTATTAATTTTATAACATTTATCACCTGCGTTTGGATTGACGGGGAGAACAGTTCCATTATTATTATATCCAGCATATCCCAAATTACCAACGACCTCTGCACTATGAAGATCCCTTATTTGAAATCTCTGTTGTTGATTATCATAATTGATTAGAGGACCATCTGCTCCAATATACATACCGAATTGATATTTATCTAATATATACAGTCTGTCCTCTGCCGCCTGACCGAACCTATATAGTTTGTTGTATCCATTTAATTTTCCCAGTCCATAAATGTTAGCATTACCATTATAAGGGAGAATCACGTGTGTTCCGTATGCGGTGAAATGATAATCAAAACCAAAATACCTACCGCCTCCAAACCCCAATTGATATTGAGGTTGTCCGACTGTTGCCGAAGCATTGCTGTGAAAGAAATGATTGGGTATTTTATCTCCTGTTTGACTGAACTGAAACCCTATTTTATATGCGGGTCCTTCCCCGTCAAGATTAGTTCGCACCTTTCTACCGAATCCATATGCTAACTGGGCGTAATCGGAAGTTAGGGTCGTTGAGAATAGTCCTGATCCATAATCTGTCTCTTGAACGTCCTTTGCTAATGAATCTACCGTATTTGGGTTATAATCAACGAATAATGGGAAGGACGTCTGGCTGGCACTAACTGCCCCATCATATAAATCATATCCCAATGCGGGGACTTGATCCACCCGAATATTTGTGCCAAAGTTCGCAGGACCATATCCAGTATCAACAAAATTGAAATTATCATATAAATTCATATGAAAAAACCTTGTATTATTCTCCCTAATTTTAAAACCATTCTGAAGATAATCTTGGAATAATTCTGGATAGACTGTCTGAGAATCAAAGAATTCCTTGAATTTTAATAGATTCGCATCAGTCCATTTTATATCGGTTACAAATACAGAATCACCTGAAGCATTCGGTGTTACAAAACTAGAAAGATATCCCGTGTCTGCAAAAATCCCATTTAACTTTTTCCCTGCTGTATATAATTCTGGTCGTTTTATTCCTATTGTCTGATACTGCGATAAATAACTGAAAGTTTCTGGGTAATTAGCAGCACCATCAACCCTCTTCCATTGATCGTAATAAGATCTCTCATAAGAATTAGCAGTTGCGACATTATATAGTTTATTAGCCTGTGTTTCACTCTTGAATGAAAATGTTTCTTTTCTATGAATCGTATCGGATACGTTGGAAGTGCTATATGTCAATGGTTCAAAATCTGTTCTCTGAATTAATTCTTCTGTTAATTGAACCGCAAGGTCTGTTGGTGAATTATAACCGGGATTCGCCTTCAATGTAATTAAATTCTTTATTTGTATATAATCACCGAAGGCGGCGGGATCTCGCTGTGCCTGTGCCTCTGCCGTCGAGAGACCACTGGTTATATCGGGAGGTAAAAACCTTCTTATAGCATCGGGCCCTCCAAATTTAAATGTAAACCGATTCTGGGTCGTTGTGCTCGCAATAGCATTCTCTGACATAGTTACAAATGAACCATTCACAGATACAACCGACGCCCCGACATTGAATCCGAGAAGAGGCGAAGCATTAAGAATCGGCATCGCAGATATAAGATCCCTTGTAGAGGAAGAGTGTGTAACCTGTAATATAGGAGAACCAAGAGTAGATGTACCAGAAACTGTTATTCTTGTATCCGAAGGGACGTCAAAGAAAGTCTGTTGTCTTGTGAAAAGTGTGAACCGACTTCCATCATTTTTTCCTGTAACTTTATATTCTGGATTTACTTTCTTTGGATTATTGCCCGCCCAATATTTAGTTGAAAGATCATCACTACACCGATTCAGAGGATTAGGAGGTCTCTGTGTCTGTCCCATATCACGGGTACCACCAGCGATAGATCCCCCATCTCTCCTTTCATTCTGGTTCCAGAAAACAGTAGTCCCTGAAGCAGTCCAACGTCTCGGTAAGAAAACATAATTATCTATATTCGCACATTTGTAAGGACTGACGACGAGATTAACTGTATCGTCTCTAATTTTGATATTCACAGTTTTATTAGAAGCATTTTGAAGGGCGTATTTATGAGGGAGTTCTTCATTTCTCCATAGATTCTCAAATTCAGTTACTTCAACATTTACAGACGCATTTAATTCCTGTCCTTTGATTTGGATTTGCCCTGATTCGGCACCAATTTCAGAAACATATGAAGAATGCACGCTGATGGTATCGCCGGCTTTAAGAACTAAACCTTGACCAACCTTGTTAGACCATTGAGAAGGATTTGTATTATTGTTTGCAATCCCTTCGTCTGATTGAGATCTTGGGCATTCTATCAGTGTAGTCTTGGTGAAAGTATTATCCATTTATTTTATGGATATAATAAAAAATGAAGTTAATGATATTAAATTTAATTGTTTAAGCAAAGCCCATCATAAACATTCCATCGCGGAGACTCGCTACCTTCATCACCTGTAACCAGCATCGCATCGTGGACGACCCCGGCATGGTGACACGCGTATCGTAGATTTCAATGCCACGAGAATTTACTCGTTCACCCTTATTAAGCCGATATGCGGTGTAGAAATATTTCTGGCGGAGATCACCCTGTGCCGAATAATCTTCAAAATTGACAGATCCAGAAGCACCATCAAGCGTCTGGGCTAACTGACCCTCACCGCGATATAAATCACGGGAGATATACGGTACTCGTCCCTCCGACTGGAAGACGTTGTGGTAATGACGAGCATCATTGGTTACGTCTATCGGGTAAAGGAAATTATCATTGTATTTTAGATTGGTCGTCACAGTGCCGACACCAGTAGTAGAGACAGTGGGTCCCTCAGCAACATATACATTTAGAAGGGTGTTCTCCTTGTCCGCCTCCGTGCCTGACGCAACCGTGCCACAGAATACTTTATTTACGATGCGACCAGCACCTCCTACATTCTGGATTAGACCACCAGAATATTCCGTTGCCGAGACAGTCCGCTTTACGAACTGATAATCTACATACTGGAAAGACATATTAGAATTCTGTTGACGATACTGCTCCATAAGGTCCTGGGGATAGAAAATGTAATCTGCGATTAACTGGCAATCACCACGGACAAGGACGGCGTCTTTGGTAATGGTCGCACCATTTGTTACACAAACACGCTCGGACTCGGCGGCCGTGCTACGTCTCGTAAAAGTTAAATGAATGGAAACCTGCTCCTCCATCATGAACAGAGGTAGCTGGTTGGTTTTCAGGAACGGGAAAAGGTCGGCTAACAGAACCGAATAAGTGGGTTTGTTTACCTCAGACTGATAATCATAAACTGTTCGGCTGGGGAAGGGGCTAGTATCTTTCAGTGGGACGTGGTGTGCGTCAGAATCAGCACCAGCAAGTAAGAGACCCTTGCCGTTATCAATCTGAATAGATTTTGCCTCAGTAAGACTCTCTACATTCAGAGCACCATTTGAAGCATTCTGGTAGGGTTCTGCACGCCCGGTAAGAGTAGGGGCAATTGTCATCATGCGACCAGAAATAACGCCCTCACGTTCCTTAATAGCATCCGGAGGTAGGAAGGTCGTTTCATATGCAGCGAAATGATTGTAATCTTCAATTTCACAGACTGTCTTTGTGCCAACACGCAGAGCGGCACGCTGGATTAGAGAATGAACACCTACACCAGCCGGGAAAAAGGCACGATCATTTTCTGAAGGTCCTACTGTTCCATCAGTAGAGAATGTGATACGGGAATTTGAATGGAGAATACCTTTATTGTCTAGAACGAACCGAGCTTCGGATTCAGAGAAAATAACAGGATCGAGTATATCAGTAGTGACATTGATTGCAGTATCAGTAGCTACAGTTCCTATGCGGACGAGGTCTGGGATTTGGGAGGACTGAGGCATTGGCTGAGAAGCTGAGGGTTCCATATTGTTTATGATATGGAAAATATAAAAAAGTAAAGGGCATTTTAAAATATGGATTTATAAGACTGTCTGCAACAGCAAATCTAATTAATGTGGAATAATAATTAGACAACTAGAATTGTACTACGTTATATAAATTTAGGGTAATCGTGTGATAGAAATTTTAGGGAAAAATATACAATTCTGATATTTATCTGCTGTCCTTCTTTTACTAGCGATATCAAAAATTATATGTTTAGATAATTTAAGTTCAGTTGATATATCTTCTAATGTAATGAATTGTTTATTAAATACTTCTTCTTCTTTTAGTATGATAACACACGACCATTTATTAGTTTTAGACTTCATTGAAGATATATAATATTACTGGTCATTGTTTAAGTTGTTTTACAATCAATTACTTCATCACTTGTATGGAACCACCCGAGGATACAACCGTCTGGCGAGAATGGACGAACAGGAAGACCGCATTAGGATTATCGCTCGTAAGTCTTAGCTGAAGCTGCACACCGAACGGCACCTGGGAAAAGTCTAAACCGCTGTTGCTAATACCATCATACGATACACCAATGCCGTATGCAGAGCCACCATCAATAATATCTTTCGCCTGTGCGAAGTTCGCACCATAATCAATATTACGGAAAGCCGAAGGAACGACCGAAGTGCGAGCAATCTTCGCAAAGTTCATTACAGCATTCATATAATTACGAACAATCTGGGCGTCAACAGTTTCATTATCACGACCAGCCTGATCTTTCTGGAGAGTATCAATATTGTATTCCAGAGGTACACGCTCACCCGCACGGGTGAAAACAAGTTGTTCTATCTGTGCTCGGCTGCCGTCACTGTTGGAGAAACCAAGAGTCCCAAGTCCGTCTCGGGTTAGAGAATTAATATGCGAAGAAGGAACAACATTCATAAAAGCACCTAGAACAGATTTTAGACCAAGGTTGAAATTCAGGACAGCATTCGCCGAGTTGATAGTGTTGTAATAGGAACTAATGGAATTGTAGACGAACGTGTTGGTGGATTGAGGCTGGAAATCCGCATCTGGACGCTGAACCTCACAAATCAGACGAACGTTGGATAATTCATAATAAGCATCAAGTAATTTAGTAGGAGAGTTGTCCGAAGAAAATAAAACATTCTGGTCCGGAGATAACTGAATTTCAATCATTAGACCACCGACACCCCAATCATCCGATAGTGGAATTGGTTCCTGTCCCATAAAGAGTCCAGAAACTAGAGGGATGCAGAAAGAGTTCGGCGAAGTCCCTCCAGAAGCAGATGCTCCCTGGGTGTTCGTAATGACGCCTAACTGCTGGGCTTTGAAATTAGGGAACCGAAGAGCAGTCTCGTATGCGTGACAGGCGAAGTCATGCTGAGACTGGGTTACGCTGAGGTAGGAGGACATCATGCGGTTGTGGTGGTTAATTGTTTCTATGGTCTGCGAAGAACGCTGGCTAAAAATAGAAAGAGTATCAATTACAGAGTAGACACCTAGGCGTTCATTCATACGGATTCCATCAGTCTCTAATGGAATAGTAGTATCATTCTTTTTTACAGTGAATTCGCCAACAAGACGAACCGAACCAGGGACAATAAAACGATCCTGTGCTCCAATCAGGAGCTGAATCGTCGGCTGTCCGTTCTTGTAGGATAAGGTTCCATTTGATGTTATATTGGACGGAGTGATCTCTAAATGCTGGTTTGACATACTTTATAAAGAATATAGAAATTAATTTTAGGACTATTTTAAAAAAATAAAATAGATATATAAATGGTCGCAGTCGTAATAAAACAGAGTAATAAACCTGGGAAAAAATTGATGGCAATCTTTACAAGGGATAATGGAAGAAAAAAAACAACACATTTTGGAAGTTCTGGGATGGATGATTTTACAATCAAGAAAGATAAAGAACAAAGGAAAAGATATAGATCTAGACATAAAAAAGATTTATCTACTGGGGATTATACAAGAGCGGGTTATTTATCGTGGTATATACTATGGGGAGATTCAACTAGTCGTAGAGAAAATATAGCAAGTTATAAGAGAAGATTTAATTTGAAATAAATTTAACCAATATGTTGTAGTGGGTTGTGAGACATGTTTGATAGGATACCGAACTGGGCGAACGCCGGAGGAGCCTGCTGCGGAGGAGGGTTAGAAGGTGGAGCATCCTTCGCATCTGTTGATTTTTCTTTTACATCCGCATCAATTGAAGCGAGAGTGGAGGTCGTGGCAGCGGCAACATTCGCAGCGGCGGCGATAGGGGCAAGTGCTCCCCCAGTAAAGACTGCTGCTACGTCTAAGAGTCCCGCTCCAATTGTAGCAATATTACCTATATCCTGACCGAGATTCTGTTTCACAGTATTTCCTTGTGCGTCTTTTGTATTAAATATATTTCCTGTATTCCAGAGATTATCAAAATCCTGAAGAGTCGCCATCCCTGCGGAAGCAACCCCAATACCAGTTGCCCCTACCTTCGCAAACCCTTCAGCGAGTTCCCCACCCCCACCAGCAACAGATAAAACATTACCAACTATCCCTTCAAGACCTCCTGCCGCTTTAGCAGCAACTGCCCCTTCCCCGAATAATTTAGTTCCTTCTCCTGCCGCCTGAAGACTTCTGAAACCCTCTGAAGCTGCTTGACCCACGGTCCCACCTCCTCTTAAACTGGAGACTACTTCGGCACCTGCTCCACCAATTCCTTTTACAGCAGTTCCTATTTTAGGGACGGAAGCCGCACTGGATTCAGCATCACTTTTAAGATCTGAATCTTCTTTACCTGTATCTAATTTCTGTAAGGTTCTAAAAGCGGTTTTAGAGTTCTTCCAGTTCGCCTGACGGACCTCATTCATATCGTAAGCGTGCTGACTCAATTGCGTCTGCTGTGCGAATGCTTGCTGGTGTGCTCCATAAAAGTCTGACATTATTTATAATTAATAATATATATAATTTTTATTCAGGCGAATTTAAAATTTTAGATCCTTCAGCAATTAGAGTTTCAAAGTTTCTATATGCTTTCGGTGGATTCGATTGGAAGTCCATATGAAGGAAGTCGTAGCGGTTAGGCGTCGCCTGTGCATATATCTTCAACCAATTATCTCCTCCTCCAAACACGTCCCCATACTCTTCTGCCATCTTCCCTAATTCTTTCTGGTTGGGGAAAGGGGATCCTACAATTACATTCGTAGCATTCTGCCTAATGATAGGAGAACACGCCCTAAAATTCTGCGATGAAATCACTAATAGTTTTATATTGAAATGCCGGAAACGAGAACATAAGTGATTGATCTTTGCTTCCCGTCTAATTGAACCCAAGCAATCATCAAGAACAACTGCAATTTCAGGTTGATCTTCTTTATCAAAAGATTTCTGTGTCTTTACGATCCCATCTACAATTGCGTCGTCATAATGATCGTGCGTATCAAATGCCTTACGGAGGAATCTGGATGTGATATCGTTGGCAATTGTATTACTTATGATTGTTGTATTATCAAACCGATTCTGCCCATCGTAAAAATTATCATTTAATAGCATATTAGAAATTAGTGTGCTCTTTCCTGTGCGGACAGGTGAAACTAATAAAACTAATGCTCCACCACCGAAGCCGTCAACCTGAGGAAGGTTGGGATGAAGTGGTGGATTATTAGTTGGGACAGGTTCGGGATCTTTAACTGGGATGACTCTGGGTCCGTGGCTAGCTTTGCTGTCCATATTTATAGCAACAACATACATAATATTTTACTTTTAATAATTTTTAAATGAAGCATTGAGCCCAAGGATCGTTCTTCAATGCCGTATTTATTTCACGGAATACCTTGGCATCGTGAACTGCTTTCGCATTTGCCTTCTTCTTGACTTCTTTTCTCTGTTTCCGTAGGACCTCTACCCTATTCACAGATTGCTCTACCGCTCTTGCGACCGCATCATCCAGATCTTCCTGTGAATATCCTTTCTCAACAACAACTGGTTTTTCTACAATTTGAACTTTTGGCACAAGTCTTTCTTCGTCATCATCAATAGGTGTCTCTAATTTCTTCCTTAGTTTTTTACGTTCCCTTTCACGAACAGCCTCAACGAGATCTTTATCAGATTTATCCTTTGCATTTTTTTCTTCCTTTTCTAATTTCTTGCGAGCCCTAGTCTCCTTCGCCTTCTCTCTGCCCCTTGCTAATCTCTCAAGTTGTTCGGCAGAAGCAGGTCCTCTTTTCTTTCTGGTTTGTTTCGTTTTCTTTGTTTGTCGCTCTGCGCTATCTTCCAAATTAAGTTGAGGTTCTTTCATAGATTCGGGATCTAAAATTGTTTTTACCTTGGGCAATGGATGCGAGAAGATCTCTTCTTGAGGAATCTTTTTACGTTTCACAGGCATCGGCACAAGTTCTTCTTCTTCTTCTTCCCCTTGCTGCTCCGCATGTTCTTCTTCATATGAAATTTCATCACGCTCTTCTATATCCATCTGCTCTTGGATAATTTCATTTGTCTGCGTTAGCGTGGGCTGGGGTTCTTCGGGAGGAGGAGGCATAACAACATCTGCGAGATAATCAGTCATTTATATTTATATTATAAAATTATTTTATGACTAACTTTTAAAAATTAATGATTAACTTGTATTAAATATCAGCTATTTACTTCCTTTTGCGGATATGGAATACGATCTGTGTGTCCCCAGTCAATGAAGCAGTCTCTTTTTCAAATGGATCTACTATCTGAACCTGAAGACTATTCAATAGAATAGGATTAGGATTATTTAATTTGATATATGTCTTTTCCCCTGGTTCAAAGTATAGAGCACCATATTCTCTACCATCATTGGAGAACTGGGGCACTTGATAAATGATTTTAGAAAGTCCTGCCTGTGCTCCATTGAATGATTTGTGTGTGAGACCTGGGAGCCGAATGAAACTAGATAGGGCTGTCTTTTCTAAGGAGAAGACACTCGTGAAGGCAACAACAAGTCCATCGTCACCTGTGGTATATCCTACACCAGATTTACTACTGATGATTGCTCTATCAGGGAAACCTAGACGACCAGACATATCAGGGAATTTTTGTCCTTTGATTAATGTATCAAGTGGATCAGCTGAAAATTTATTCATTGTAATTATGTGGGCGTAATCTACTCCATCTGCCGTATTCATCCCTGCGAAAACGAAAGGTCCGAATGGTGCCGCCTGTTGGCTATTCAATTTCAGATAAGAACCATCACATTTAAATACTGCCGATTGTAATGCATCTGATGCTAATTGTCGGTCTCCTCTGAGATGGATAAAATCTAATTCAGATAAACCATCTACTGCTTCATTTGAAAACATATCATCTCCAGGATAATATCCTGCCGCTGATGGAGGACTTGCTAGATAGGTTGGTGAATCATAAGAAGTATCTGTCCCTATATAATTACTATTAAAATCTGTTATTGTGACAGAACCTGCCCCTAAATTTATCATAGGATAAAGAGCATAGGAGGTTGATCCAATTGGAGAGAAGGTCTTACCGACTGCCCCTGCCGAGGAAAGGTTTGAACCCACTATCTGGTGATAGACTACCGCCGCCTTCGCTCCAGGAGCCGCTGCGACCCTGAAGAACAATCTAATTTCGTCCCCAAATGCTTCAAATTTAATCGCATCATATGTAGCATAGAATTCTGCCTTTGTCATTTTATCGCCCGTTACACTTCCCCCCGAAGACCAATATTCTAATTCTTGCATTCTGCTTACAAGGCCAGTCGCACCCTCCACAGCGACCCTTTGTGCGATTGTGATCTCGTCTAAGTGGTCTAGCATAAATACATAATCATAGGTTTCAGAAGGTCCTCTAATGAATGTATTTCCATTATAGGTAAGAACTTTACCATCATTGAATCTATTCCCTGTAGTATTATTATCTAAATTATAGATCCCGTTGTATCTGGTGTTTTTCTCTACAAGTGTAGAACTGGCATTTGTTGATGCTCTGGTCGGATCTTCAAATTGAATCTGGGGCCGAGATAATCCAACAGCGAATGGAGCAGTAGAAGCATTCCCAACCTCTACAATAAATTCACCTTCATTCAGACAGAGAGGTCGTCCAGTAAGAATCCCTACACAAGAAGCATTTTGAAAACCAGTTCCGGCTGCCCCTGTTCTTAAGAATACACCAGTCCCTGGCGTCCAAGTAAAAGCATCACTAGGTTTAATCGCATCAACATTATCAACGAGACCCTTTCTGTAAGTAGAAGGATTGGCAAGATTAAAGACTGGTTGATCTACTAATGATGCCGAGACATCTGTGGTACTCTTGCCCCTATCTGTGAATCCAATTTTAACACCTTCTTCTTGAAATGCTGCATTAGGATTCATTATCACCGAAGCATTTCCATAGATTCTAGGATCATCATATTGGGCATTAAAATCTTTTGTTAATTGATCCACATAACTCTCAATGCTGTATGTTCCCTTTTTAGGTTTAATAGTTCTTGAGATTGATGTGATTTCATTATATTCATTTCCAGGTTCAAGGACATTTGGATCTAATCCGAAGTAATGACAGAAGAAGGATTTTACCCCTACAGTTATATTTCCGGTTCTTTGAATCTTAACACTATCCACAGCTATTTCTGAATCACTTTCAATTTCAATTGGAGAACGAAAGAAGTTCTGAAAGTTGGAGGGACGCTGATTGGTAGATTGGAGTTCGTCTTCATTGAGGCGAGAAGTAGCAATAATCAATGACATATTTTATAAAGGTAACATATAAAATATTTTATGTGTTAAAATTAAAAAATGAATAACGCAGCAGTTCAAAGAAACAAGAAAAAACCAGAACGTAAAATGAAAGATTGTGAATCTTCTGTTTGCGGTGAAACACAATTCAAAATAATAGAGTCTGTTGAAAAGAATAAAAAAATAAAACCAAAGGAAGTCTTTGGTAAAGATTATAATAAAAAAACTAAGAAACAAAAGAAGTCCTATTAATAATGTAGTAGTTATTAATACAATTATAGTATATGTTAGTTCTTACATATTAATATGTTGAAAGTAACATAATATGTTAGTTTTGTAAAAGTGAAAACAAAGAAGTATATTGGAATTAGTGAAAAGCAAATAGAGTTCTCAATAAATGGAAATCTAAAAGTAACATATTATGTTTGTTTTAACATATTATGTTCGTTTTAACATAATACTTAAAAATAAAATATATGTTTAATATAAAATGAATGCTACTGAAGTAAATAAATTATGCGAAGCCATGATTAAATTTAATATGATTCCTTCCAAAAGAGTATCTCAAAAAGATAAAGATTTTTATTCTAATATGAGGAGATCTCTTAAGAATAATAAACAAACTAAAACAGATATGATCCTTCGGTTATGTATGTCTCTTATAAACGATAGTAATCAAATTAATGACGAAACAAGTGAACATAGCAAAGAATTCACAGATATTTATAATTGTTATGAAGCAGATTCGGTAGAAGATCTTGTAGTACGCCTACACCAAATAAATAGGGAAAGTGAAGAGAATAGAAGTAAAGTCTGTGAAGAAAAGTATAAGGAAAAAATAGAGTATGAAACAGTAATCAGTATGAAGAATGAGGAAATCTTAAAATTGAATTCTCGTGTAAGAGAATTGACTGTAAAGAATCAAACACTGGAAAAAAGGAATAGTGATCTTATTGATAAATATGATAGTGATTCAGAAGAAGAAATAGAAACAAATTATTATGATGATTGCCAGCTACCAGTGGTGAAGGCGCAGCAGGAAGCTGAAGATGAAGATGATTCTGAAATTGATTGGAGTAAATTGAAATTAGACGATGGTCAGCCTATATCACCCCCTAGTATTGCAAAAGAAGTTGAAGACGAAGAAGAACAAAAATGCGCAAAATGGCTTCAGAATTTAGAAAGAGAAAATGAAGAAAAGGTAAATAAGAAGAGGGCATATATGGACGCGAAATATGGCCAGCGATAGCAGCGGCGGTTATATTAAGTTCTTCCTCCGTAGGTGAGCGGTTATATTAAGTTCTTCCTCCGTAGGTGAGCGGTTATATTAAGTTTTCATAAGCTTCACGGACTCTCTTAAAGTCTTCGGCGTCTCCTCCTTTATCTGGATGCGTCTTCAATGCTTTCTCTCTGAATGCTTGTTTTATATCTTCATCACTTGCAGACCTCTTCAATCCTAGAACAGAATAATTTTCATTGACCTCCAAGTCTGTTTGTGCCACTCCAGGAGCACCACCATCATCATGCGACGGGAAATCATCTTCAAATGGATTACTATAAAAATTACTATCATCATACCAAGTTTCTTCTTTATGAAAATATTTCCAATATTGCTCTCCTTCATAATAATCCGGCAAAGGTATTTCTTCTTCTACTGTATCACCAACTAATTGAACGTGCGACCACATTAAGGGATACGCCGAACATTTCATAAATAAACATACATTTAATTTTATCTTTAATAATCAAATTTAAATTTCTATGTTTTAAAATAAATGATACAATTCTTACTTCCGATTATTCAGGATATTATCGGGCAACCTCCGCACACACCCTCGGGGGGAGCCGACTCGCCATATGATACAAATGGTTGCTGTGTTTCTTGCGGATATACTTGGTGTCCTGATTTAAATACATGTGTAAGAATATGGGAAACATACTGCAAAAGTTTAGAAGAAGGACATTGATTTTATTTTCTATGTTTTTAAAATAAATGCTCTCAAATAAAAATAAGTTCAATAAGAAATATGGATTTAAACAAGATGCTCCTCATAGTAAAGCAGAAATCTCTAGACTTACAAAGATACCTGTCTCTATTCTTGATAAGGTATATTATAGAGGAAAAGGTGCTCACCGATCTAATCCGCAGTCGGTGCGAAGTGTCTCTGACGGTAAAAAGCGAGGGGGGAAAAGTCTCAGAGGGAAAATGACGGCGGAGCAATGGGGATACGCTCGTATCTACTCCTTCGTAATGAAACAGAGCGGCACTTGGGGCAAGGCAGACAAAGATCTAGCAGACAAGGTTAGACAGGGTGGCGCTTAAGCGGTAAGCGAGAAAATAACAGCATTGTATTTATGTTCTAATGCTTTCCATCTATTATTCATTAGGAAGGGAATTGCAGTACATCCTTTACCTTTATTGGCATCAAAGACATCATCAATACAAAGTAGAGAATAATCATTACCTTTTTTATATACCTCTTTTACCATATCCAGATGACTTTTCCAACTATTTTCATTTGTGATTTCTGTCTCCAAGATCTCCTTATATTTATCTTTTCTTTTTTGTGAATGCATATTGTGATAATAATCAAATCCATCTAAATATAAATAATCAAACTTCTCAATTGTTTTCAAGTAGTCTTCTCCCTTCATTGTGATAGCTTCATAATTTTTAAAATCTAATTTCTCTGCTTCCTTATGAACATTTGCGGAACATTCGGGATCCATATCAACAGAGATTAATTTCATATTATGTTTCTTACATAATTCCATGAAAAAGCCTGTGCTATTCTGGCCATCCATATGTTCTCTTACAGAACCAACTTCAATAATTACTTGTCCAGAAAGTAATGGATTTTTAAGGATATGTTCTTCTAAAAGTTTGTGTCCGTGATAGCCAGTTTCATTCGCCATTTATCTTAAATAAAGATTTTAAATTTAAATATAAAAATTAAAATTAAGGCATATCTGATTCTGGTTCTGGTTCTGGTTCTGGTTCCGGTTCTGGTGGAGATGTCATAGGGTCCGGATCTACTTTCGGTCTCTCTTCAACGTCTCCCTGAAAAGGTTTTATTTCTCTCAAACCATTCACAATAATCGGTTTCCTAATATTTTTATATTTCCCTTCAAACTTTTTATTAAACATCTGGATTACATCCATATCAATAGAAGGAGAACTCTCCATTAAATTATCATATTCGCTTCTCATTACTTTTAAGAAATCTCTACAAGGCTTTCTCTTATTCTTGTGAAGACTTAATTCAATTTCAATATTCCGACTTAACTTCGCCCAAGCCAGGGCACTAATCCTATGTCCCTCAAACACTTCAGAATATCTTAAGAAACTTAGAAGAGTTCCTAATATTCCACAGAATAAATTAAGACTCCCAACTCCTGCACTGAATCCTTGTTTGTAATCTTGAGGAACATAACTCTCGGTTGCGAAGTTCGCTGTTCCTGTCAGAGTCGATAAAACAATAATCGGTATCTGAAAGTTATGATATTTCTTTTTATATTTTCTCTGTGAATAACTATGTAAATATTGATAACAGAGAGCGACCTCTCCCCACTCTGAGAGTAAATTTTCTATTTCTGGGGACCACTTCTCAATATCGTCGGGAATGGTAAGTCCAGCTCTCGGAGTAATAAGATCCATCTTTTAAAATTATACATATAAAAAAATAATCATTATAAAATTATAAAATGAAAGAAGTCTGCATTTTCGGAAATGGTAAATCTCTTGAATCTTTTGAATTTAATAAAATTGATAGAGAGAAGTATGATGTGATTGGAACCGGGATGGCTTTCAGGCATTGGCAGAAGATTGATTGGTTTCCGAATATCTATGTGAATGTTGATACTGTGGTATGCGAGAATCCAGAAGTAATTGATTTCGTAAAAGAAGAGAAGTGTGATTTCTATGTTGTCAGCAAAGTTATGCTCGCGAAAGAACCAAAGCTCAATCGGGATAAAGTTTTCTTCTTAGAAGATCTTCTTCAATTCCCTGCGTGTTCTTTTAGATTCGTGAGGAACTGGTGTAGTGGATCAGCAGCGGTAGTTGCTTCATTAGATAGATACAGGAAATTACATCTCTTTGGATTTGATTGCGATTATGTTGAATTTCTCCCTGAATGTAAAAAAAATGCTGATGGTAGCCTTACAATTGAAACTACCCCTGATGAAAACCCTAATTACTTCTTCAATGATTACCAGCGAGAGGGTGATAATTATAATGTACCAAATGGACAGACTGTTCATATGAAAAGTTGGGAAGAGTTAAGTTACATTATTAAATTTATCAACTCGATGTACCCAGAATTTCAAGTTGAAGCAACTAATTACAATTCAAAGACCTCTATCTCAAAGTGGATTGATACTAAAATGATTGGTGATTTTTGGAAAGAAGACTAGCCTCGTCTAATATTACAAGCACGACACAAAACATTCCTAATAAAACCCGTAGAGTGGTTGTGATCCAATGTTCTTCCATCAGCCGATAATCCATCAGTCAATTTAATCCCACAATTTTCACATTCCTCACAAGTAATATAAAATAAATAAATAGAATCCCAGTCCTCGCCTTCCCTTAATTTCATTCCCATAGACTTCCAGCTTGATTTTCTCCCTATGTGTATGTTTCTTTTATTCCAACGTGATCTACATTTTATTGCTTCATTTTTATCTTTATAAGGCATTATTAATATTAACATAATAATATTACCTAATATAACTATCAAATTTATTTTAAAATTTTTAGTCTCAAGTTATTATATAACTATAATTATAAAAATCAATGTCATTTTGGAGCAGCGAAGATAAAATACCAATATCGCAAACTAAAGTCTCTATTCCAGCCCAGCACGGGCTTCAGTATTCACCTGGCCAAAAATGCGAGTTCCATTTACCTGCCGGTGTCGGCTTCTTCCAGCCGAAAGAATCTTACCTGAATCTTTCTGTGAAGTTGTCCAAAGATGCCACCGCAGATCCTACCCGCCTTCAGTTAGATGCAGAGACTGGACTACAGATTCTATTAAAGGATGTTCGTGTATATTCGGGTGGAGCGGGTCGCCAACTTTTAGAGGAATACCAGAATTACAATGTCCTAACTGCCCTGAAGTATGATTATGAAAGTAATGATACGCTACGGGCAAAACGTGCCCTAACGGAGGGAGCAACTGTATTCAGTGAGAAGGCACGTTCGGATCACGGAATGGAGAACAGCCAGCAGAACAATCTTGACGAGAATCCTTATTTCAAACCTGTCCCTGCTTCGGCTTCATACAGCACAGCTTGGACTGATGAAGAGTACAAAGAGGTCAAAGCACTTCTCCCTCTCAATACAGGAATCTTCACAAATGAAAAGATCTTCCCGATTGCGATGACCGAAGGTTTAATTGTAGAAATTATTTTTGAGGATGTCCGTAAGGTTTTCAGAACTTTAGAACAGGGCAACAAGAATCGGTACTTGAATGCGAATCCTGTATTTATGAGCACCAATGGCTCAAACCTGGCTCCGGATTATCCCAAAGCAGACAATGCTTCCAAGTTCCAGGAATTCTTCGTACGCCGAGACAATTGCCAGGGTTGGTCTGGAGACATTAAATCCTTTCCGTTCTGTGTGGGTGAAGAAGTTCGGTTTATGAATGCTTCTTCGGGAGTTGATAATCCGTCTGTTGCGAATGGTTCTACGACGCTCAAGATTGAGCGTATTGAATACATTACGGGAACAACCAATGCGATCAAGGTTCGGCTCAATGGTTCGTATCGCCCAACCTTTGCGATGGATGCTGCGTCTACTTTATATTCTCGTGCGGTGATTGCTGCTTCCACCTACAATCCATCCTACACAATTACGAATGCTGAATTCATTCTTCAGCAGGTAGAAATGCCATCAGGATATACTTCTAAACTTTCCCAGATGATGAAAGAGGGTGGATCTATGATGTATGATTTTGTATCGGCAACTAATTACAAAGTGTCACAGTTGAAGTCAGAGAGGGTCGCAAATATCCGCCTTCCTCTATCCCAGTCTCGTGCGAAGGCTGTCCTCTGCATTCCCACGGATGCTTCTGCCTCGGCAACACAGGCACTCTTATCTGCGGAATCAACTTACATCACCCATTATTCGTTAGGTGCTAGTGCTGGATCCAACCCGCAGAATGTGGTCCACAGCCAGAGAACGGGCATCACGGGATGCTCTGACGAGATCACTGCCTACCAGTTATTCTACGAGGGAAAACTGAATCCTAATCGGAAAGTTTTCTGTAATAAGATTGCTTCAAAGAATTCCATTGATCAGCAGCCTCTGATTGAATTAGAGAAAGCTTTAGTGATGGGTGGGATCAAGCCATTCTCCCTTAAAAAGTTCAGGGAGAACTTCTGTATTGGACGGGCACTGTCTCTCCAGAATGGAGTCTATGATACTCGTGGAACTGATTTCGCTCTTCAGGTAGAATACCAGGAGACAGCTGCTCCTACGGTAGATAAGCTTTGGAATTGCTTCTGTATTCACCTACGCCGCATCGCAATCTCTGGATCGGCAATCGCCCTCCAAATATAATTCTGTAAAATAAATAAAAACACGAACACATTTAAAGAATAAATTTACTTACTATTTAAGAATGGCTGGATGTAATGAAAACGCGACAATTTACCTAATAGAGGATATCAATGATTTAAGGTATGTTGGTTCAACGAGTGAAAAACGTTTTCAGGATCGGCTACACACCCATAGGAGAGACAAGAAGGATTGTAAAAATAATTGTTCGTCTGCTTCATTGAATTTAAGTTATTGTAATATAGTAAAGTTGAAGGATATCAAGAATACAAGAGAACAGAGAGATTATTGGGAGAGTCATTATATTAATAATGTTTATCCTGAATGTGTGAATATCAATAGATTTAATAAAAGCGATCGTCGCGAATATGAAAGAGAATATTATAAGAAAAACAAACAAAGGATTATTGAAAGGGTAAAGAAGTATAAGGAAAAAAATAAAGATAAGCTCAATGAAAGGAGAAGGCTCTGGTATACTAATAATAAAGAAAGGCTTCGTCTCTCCAGAGCAGAGAAAACAAAGAAGAAAGTTAAATCATAAGAAAATCTGTAAAAAAATTTGATTGTTCGTTAGAAGAGTTTCTAACACATACAAAAACAACTGAACAACAAACACCCGAAACAACTCTCTAACAAGATGTTATACACAGGCACATCCCTCTTCAGCAACAAGCCACGCGACGTTTATTCCCCATATCTGAAGAAGATGGTCTCCCAGAACTACGTGGGAACTCCTTCGTGGCATCGAGACAAGGGAGCATTTGAGGCACAGGAGAAGAAACGGAAGAAAGCAGAAAAGAAGAAGATGCAGAAAATGATGGGGATTGATGGGCTGTCTGTGGCAGCCCCGGCGTTCGTGCCCTCGGGTGGCAAGCTCCCGAAGGGCAAGATCTGCCTAGATGGAATCTGTATGGGGATGTCCTGGTTGGAAGCAAAGGAGAAAATTGTGCAGAAGGAGGGGGAGGACTATTGGAACGAGTGGAAGGCGAGGGTCAGGTGGATCAATAATGGAATTCGTTTAATCTAAAGAAATAAAATCTGTACTAATATATAAATGAAGATCCACAATTCACATTCAAGAAAAGAACTCTTCGATATTATTAGTGTTTTTGAACTGCCGATTACGAACCGAAATGAATATAATAAAGCCCAGATACAGATGAAAATAATTGATTGTCTTGAATACTTTGATAAAATTAATCCTGATATGGAATATTTTTTTATTGAGAACAAAGAAGATCTTATTAAGTATCTAGAATATCCGAACCCACACAAGACCCTAACAATTAAAGAAAAGGATGAAGTGATGTCAAAGAGTAAAAGAATCATAGGATATTGCAGGAATGGATATTTTTTATTACCCTATTCCTATATGTCTTTTGATGAAGTCTATACAGATGCCGTCCATATCTCAAAGCACGGCGGTATCCCCAGTGTCCGTAAAGCGATTGAAATGCTTAACAAGGATACTAAATTGGCATATCCAATTGAAGTTAAAATCCCAAAGAGAGTTGAGAATCAATTAAAGAAGAAGAGAAAATTAAAGCAATCTGAAATACCTCTTTATATTAAGCGTGGTAAATTTATCATTGAATTCAACTAGAGTCTTTTGATATAATCCTTTGAAGGCACTGGAACTGTGGCATTCCTTCAAGATTACCTTCTATTTCAGCATCCTTAAATTGATCTTTGCAAATTGTATTACCATCCTCGCCTGTGTGAACTACACATATCATTAACTTTTTTATGTCTAAATTAACCATATTTTTTTCATTATGGGCTATCATCTTGACACCTTCTCCTTGATTGCCCCCTTCTCCTTTACTAATGAATCCTCCCATAGAGTTAAAATGTTTCTTCGTAAAGACAGCACAGCCCTCGTGCCCTTGGTGCTTATGACCACATCTTATCCCTGTAAGTCTATTGTTATAATGTGGATAAACAAAGAGCATCTGTGCACTAGAAGTAATCCCTACTTTATATTGTTTCAGGGCAGAGACACTATATCTAATATATGTATTAAAATAAATATCATCTGAATCCATTGAGACACATATCTTATTTGATGCCATCTTCACTAAACGATTTCTTTTTTCACCTATTGATCTCCTGATATCTTTTTCATATTTATAGTTTAATTTGCATCCTGATTCTTTTTTAAAGAATTCTCTTTCTGTTGGATTGAGGAGATCTTCTGGGCCGTCTTGTAAAATACAAACTTCAATTTTAGATTTAGGATAATCCATTTCAACAATATTTGTTAAGATTAATGAAATAAACTTTCTCCTTAGATAACAAGGAATCAGTATAGAAACATGTGGGCAATCTTCATCACTTAAGATTTCAGTTACTTCGGACATAGGGAGATATGGAACTTCGGGCAAATTAACTTGACTAGGCATTTACTATTTTAATGTTAATAAAGATTTTATTTTTAATTAATTAAAATAAATTCCTTAAATCTTCTGTGTTGAATATCTTGAATATTAAGAGCCATATCAGAAAGAGGTCTTTTAGACACATCTATGGGATGATAATGATAAATTTTATCAAGTGTTCTATCTGTCCAATCGTTTTTAGTTTTATCACGACCAAACATATATCCGTTTCCAAGTAATACAAATTTATTATTATCAATTATCTGTGGAAGGATCTCTTTAATCTTATCATCGGTCCAATGCTGAATAACATCCTTCAAAATAACTAAATCATATCCTTTTGCCAGCGTAGTGCCGCCTGTACTTCCTGCATCTTCGTGTATAAATTTAATATTGTCCTTTTCATAATTTTTTATATTATCTTCAATAACAGACTTGACACAATCTATTCCAGTATAATGTAATCCACCCCAATCTATCGTCTTGCTAAACTCCCAATCACCGCAACCAATATCGCAAATACTCTTACTTCCAGTCGCTTCAATATGTTTCATAAGAAGATTAATATACCATTTCGTATCAGGTGAATTATTAGATCCTGATCCACTACTTCCTTTCCCATTCTTGCACCCCCACTTTTTTTTATCATAGATTTCTGTGAATTTATTTTCCATTTAATTTCAATGATATTTTATTTTTAATTACTTAAATTCATAAAATTCGTTAGCGTGTTTATTAATTCTATGATTCTGTATCTGTGATTGACCATGTTCTTCTACATAGATGGCAGGATATATATATTTAGTTTCGGGTAATAAATTAGGTAATGATATATCAATTGCCCTCCATCGTTTCAGTCCCATTAATTTATTATAAAGATCTTCGGCTATCTCCCATCTAGGAATATAATAAGCCAGACAACAGAGCATCCTGTATTTTTCATCCAGAGTATTAATACCTTGTTTATGTTCTACAACAATCTTTTCTTTACTTGTTATTTTTTTATTGCCAATAAATCCTCCTAAATAACAAAACGTTTCACAAGATGAAAGACTTTCTGGTAATTGATTTATTTGTAGGGCATCGTCCTCTACAACAATGACTTTATTAATTTTATTATCTACAATATGTTTCAGCATATTCAGGTGTGATAAGAAGCAGCCAGTCTTACCTAGATGTTGGGGAGTCTTTCTAACATTATGATACGAAACCATCTTATTACAGGATTCACAATCATAAGTTAATTCTTCTTTACCATTCACTGCTTCAAAATGTTTATATTCAGTATCTTTCCATTTATGAAGTCTTTCAGAGTCTTTTAGAGAGATAACAAATTTATTAATTCCTCGCTGCCAGTCAACATTGCCGCACTTAATAATATCATTTCTAAGATAACAAACAAAGGATAATCTACTGAACCGATTATTCAATCCCAGAACTCCAATATTAAGATTATCCTTGAGAGTAGATGGGTGATTATCATTATATTCTTTATCTTCATCTGTTTCATAGAGTTCAGTATTTCCGTGATATTGATGCACGTCGCACACTAAGAGATCACCATGCCTCATATCAATCGCTACTTTAAATTTAGGTAGAACAAAATATCCACCATGATATTTATTTTCTTCAAGGGCAGTTAGACAAGCCCATCCACCGAAGTCCCCACTGTCTTTATGGACTGCTGTTCTAAAATTTTTATTAATAGTTATGGTGGAGAACGGTGTTCCGGTGATATGATATTCATTTATCTTCGCTCTCTCCATCTGTGATATAAATTTATCAGGCATAAGTTCTTCATAAGATTTAGAGATTTCTTGAAAAAAAGGAATAGCATTATGAAAATCATTAAATTTAGTTTTCGTGTAATGTGATAATCTACAAGGTAGATCTACTCCAAGACCTTTTGTTGCTCCGTAATAACCAATTGGATTTGAAGCAACTTCATTATTGACTTTCATTTTAGAAGTTTTCATTTCACCAGTCTTCCGATCTTTCACCATATAAACAGCAGACCATTTCTTCATCCAAGAAATATCTCTTTTTTTCCAATAAACACTTTCTGGATCAATTGGTCCCGCAGCCGCTCCTCTGCCCCGACTTGCCTTTGCCATTTTAGAACAATTATCCCAAGCAGTCGTTAGAAGATCCTCTTTGAATTTTTTTTTTCTAAATTTAAATACAATTTCACCTTCACAAATGTAATCACAATCTTCATTAATAAGAGTAGTAAAAGAGTTGTCTCCCAGGTATGTTCCTTTGAAATCATTGCATTCGGTGTCTGTGAGAGTATCGGAGGCATCTATATTAATAATACGAACCATTTAATCTTAACTAAGAAATTATTTATAAATGGTTCGTTTCAAATTTCATTTAAAAATAAAATCTATATTAATAATATACAATATGACAATTGATGATGAAATTAAGAATATGTATTCAAAGAGGTTAGAGCGTAAGGAAATAAAGAGGGAAATTTCTGATTCTACAATTTATCAACATCGTAATAATATCACAAAAATTCATCAGGCGATCACAGGTAACATTCCCGAGTTGTTCGCCGTGATGGTATGGTTGGAAGAAAAAACAGCTGAAGAGATATTTGAAGTTATTAAGACATTACCTGGTCGTAAAGAATCTAAATTAGGGATTGCTGCTCAACGACAATATTTAACATCTGTTCTTGTTGCGATTAGGGTATATGATTTCTATCGGGGACAGGACACACAATTATTCAAGGATATCAGTGATCTTTTACAGATGCCATTAAAAAAAGAAATGGATACGTACAGGGATAAATTAAAGGAAGAAACCAAAGAAACTCTTCCAGACTACAAAGAGATAATGAAGATTGTAAAAAATTATATTGACACGGCAGATCATACGCACTTAGATATGAAGATCCTTTTAAGGATCTATACAATTTATCCTATCAGGCTTGAAGCCGCAGATTTAATCTATATTCAAGATCATAATCTTTATCGGAAAATGAAGAAAAAAGAATTAACTAAAAATTATGTTGTGGTAGGAAAAAAGAAAGTTTTATTTTCTTTCAGCGATTATAAAACAAGTGTTAAGTATGGAACGGTGGAGATAGTTGTCAAGGATAAACTATTAAAGAATCTTCTTCAACAGAAGGCTGTCCTTGCTACAAATCAAGAATCTATGTTTAATATCAGCCGCAATACCATGTCTAAGAATATCACAACATTCTTTGAAAAGCAGGGATTAAAAAATATTTCACCAACAACTCTTGCAAAGGTTATTGAGACAAATGCTTATAATTCTATTCCAGAAGCGGAGCGTTCTAAAATGAAGACATTGGCAGAATTTCGTCGTCATTCTTTGGACACACAGTCTAAATTCTATATTCATTAATTTACCACCAGCTATTTTCCACAATCTTTTCATATTCCGCTTCTTCCAACTCTATCTTTTCTTGTCTTTCTTTAAGATCTTGTTTTAAAGGTTCAAGTTCTTTTCTTAAATCCAGAATAGTCTTTTTCAAGACTCTAATTTCATCCATCGCTATCTCTATTGGCTTTTTAGGTAATGGATATTTTATACCTTCAAATGGATTCTTGTCTTTCATTTAATTAGAATTACTTTTTAATTTTTTCCATCCTATTTAAAAAATCGGAAAGACCTCTTCTATGCCTTCTTAAAAGCATAGAACATAATGCTTTGTGATCTTCAGGATTGTATCTTGGTTCGCCTCCTGTATTTAGTAGGGGGTAATCTTTTCTCCAGTATCTATATTTATTTGGATAAATATTATGAAGCCAATTATCACAGAACCAATTCTTTATTTGTGGTGGGAAAACAAATTCAAAAATATCGTAATGTGTACGGTGGATTAAGAACTGTGTGGCGATCTCTGTATTGTTGGAGTATCCGGCAGCCCAGCCGATATATTTCTGTTTCTTCAATTGTTTCTGAAATAATTTTAACCAGTATGGGTCATTGGGGAGTCTTATATCATCTCCAAGAATTTTAAACCAAGTGAAGCCTTGTTTATATGCGATATCAAACAATCCATTCCACACAGCGACAACATTCCCTGGATCTGGTTTGAAGGGAACCCATTCAATTCTAAATTTCATAAAAAGAGCATTTAGTTTTAATCTTTGTTCTTCTTGTGAATAAATTGCATCGTTGTCGTCATATCCAACAAACACACATATATCAGTATCAGGACAGTGAAGATCGAGCGTCCGCAGTAAGGTATTAAAGAGATAAGTCTCTTCAATACAAGACCAGTTTCTGTTTCTTGTTGTGCTTGGAACAAGGAAGGCTGTTTTTTCGTTGTCAGAGGTAGGATTAGCATTCATCAATTATATAATTGATCATATTTTATTTTTATATAACTCTTTTACAAAATGGAAGACTTAAGATTAAAGAGAACAAAAAAAGGTTTTGATATTGTTGAAATGATGGGTGGTTCTAGATCTTAATTTAAAATCAATATATAAAAATAATTATCTTTATAATAACAAATGAAATTTATTATCCCTTCGTTTCAGCGTTCAGAGATCCTCCAAGCGAAGACCCTGAAATATCTAGATGTAATGGGAGTTGATAGGAGTGATGTATATGTTTTCATTCGGGAGGATGATACAGATTATCAAGGCTACGCTAATATTCAGGGGATAAATTTACTACCGATTGATATAAAAGGTATCGGTATGACGCACAATTATATTACAGAGCATTTTGAGGCAGATGAATTTATTGTAGAGATAGATGATGATCTGGAAAATATTGTTGATCAAACACGGAAACCCATTGAAGACTTCCTTGGTCTATGTGATTTAATGAAATCTAAAATGGAGGAGGTCGGTGCAAGTTATGGTGGGACATATGCGGTTGCGAATCCTTTATTTATGTCTAAATGTGAAGAATTCACAACAGACCTTCGGTATTGTTTAGGATGTCTTCGGTTTAGATTCATTAGGAAGGATATCAAGGTTAAGACTAATTATGCGGAGGATATGGAAAATTGTATCCTTCATTTTATTAGGGACAAGAAGATCTTAAAAAACAATTGGATAGCTCCGAAAACGAAGAACTATGCTGATGGTGGATGTAATGGAGATGGTCGTGCATTTGAGAGTGAACAGAAAGATAAAAAATATTTAGCAGATAAATATCCACTTTACTGTCGGTACTTTGAACGCAAGAATGGTAAGCCAGATTGTAGAGTCAGAGAATATAAAGATTCTATTCGTAAGGAAACATTCAAGAAATTATAGTCATATAAATCAGTTTTATTTTTGTTAAGTTATTAGAAGACCTCTTTTGAATTTGTTTAAGTCATAAGTTATTGCCCCTGTTCTGCGTCATAAAAAAT